CTGTTCTTTGAGGAAATCAGGCACGCTCTGGAAGATAACGAGCAGGTCAAATTGTCCGGATTCGGCAATTTTGACCTGCGAGATAAACGCCAGCGACCGGGTCGAAATCCCAAGACAGGGGAAGAAATTCCGATTACGGCTCGCCGTGTGGTCACCTTTCGCCCAGGGCAGAAATTGAAGGCCCGAGTTGAGGCTTATGCTGGAACCAAGTCATAACGACGAGCTACCGCCTATTCCCGGCAAACGCTACTTCACCATCGGTGAAGTCAGCGAGCTCTGCGCGGTCAAACCGCACGTTCTGCGTTATTGGGAGCAGGAGTTTCCTCAACTCAACCCGGTCAAGCGCCGCGGGAATCGTCGGTATTATCAGCGACAGGACGTGCTGATGATCCGACAGATCCGCGCGTTGCTGTATGACCAGGGGTTCACCATCGGCGGCGCCCGCTTGCGGATGTCCAGCGATGAGGTCAAGGATGATTCCCTGCAGTACAAGCAACTGATCAAACAAATGATCACTGAACTGGAAGACGTTTTGGTCGTGCTGCGCACCTGACGCCGTTCAATCAAAATACTTCCATCATTCAAAAGCTTAGGGTATATTCCTCGACGCTTTCGCAAGAAGCGACAACAGATTCACGCCTAGTCGGGGCGTAGCGCAGTCCGGTAGCGCACTAGCATGGGGTGCTAGGGGTCGAGTGTTCGAATCACTCCGTCCCGACCATATATTTCAATGACTTAGCCGCCTTCTGGTGGCTTTGTTGTTTCTGGGTCAGTGACTTTTCGAGTGACCCTGCCTTTTCTCGTCATGCATTCCTCCTCTTCAAAATCGTCAGCGCTGGTGCGCGCGAGTCGGTTACTGATACCTTATTTGCCGCTGCAATCAGCTGATCCAGCTCTGCTGCTGAGTAGTGACTGGTGATGCTTCCATTCTTGTGGCCCAGCAATGCCTTGCGATCCTCTTCTGTCACGCCTGCTGCACGTAGCCTTCTGCCAAAGGTGTGCTTCAGGTCGTGAACACGAATGCGCAAATACCCATCGTGAGCCTTGCGCAGGAACTTCTTTCCCCATTTAGCCGCCGCCCTGACTCGTGCCTTCTTCCAGGCCGAGTCATTCATGCGGTGAACGGTTGTTTCATTCCCTTCACTATCTGGCTTGCCAAACGGAAACACGTAAAGCGGATGCTTGCCGCGCTGCTGCTCGATGACTGATTTAGCAACGTCATTCAAAATCACCAAGCGCTCATCCCGGTTTTTCACGCCGGCCTTCGCGCTTCGGCCACCAAACCCGGCTGGGATCAGAAACACACTGGTCTTCAACTCGGGTACCGGAATTTCCCAATCCCACTGTAATTTGCACACCTCTTGCTCCCGGCAGCCGGTGTTCACCTTGAACATTGCCATCGTCTGAAGGTGCGCCGGTAACTCAGCGAACAGAATCGATTGCTCATCCCAGGACAAAGGGTAGGGCTTTCGGGATTTCGTCTTTTCGTCCAGCAGTGAAATCATCGGCACCACATCCAGCCATGGGCGCCGCTCTTCGTCCCGCCACTTCCTTGCGCAAAGATTCAGAACCCTGATGACGCGTTGCAGCGCGATATTCACGGTCCGGTTCGTCACTGGCTTTCCCTTATCCGGCTGAAGCTTTGACCGGATGTATGGGGCCAGTGAGTCGTCATCTATGTGGGTGATGGGCAGGTGTCCAATAAACGGGTCGAGCTGTTCCATGTAAGTGGCTGAAATGTGGATCGATGCCTGATTCTTCACCTCGAGCAGGAAGCGAATCGACGCCTCCCGCCATGTCCGGACCTTGCGCACGCCATACACCTTTCGCTGGCGCAACTTCTCCAGCATGTGGATCAGGTATTGCTCCGCTTCCGCCCGGTCACTAGTTCCAGTACTTTCTTGAATTCGTTCTCCCCGGTATTTTTTATCAATTTTCCAGATGCCGTTCGGCATTTTCTGGAGCCCTGTGATTGCTTTTTGGGCCATTCGGCTGCTCCTTTGGCCCCGGCATGGCGCTCGCTGCGGGGCTGATTGTTGTCCTGATTGGCGACCTTTTCAATCGCCATGGCCTGGATATAGGCGTCGGCCCACTCATCAATCTCGTGCCGGTCAAATGCGATGCCCTGTTTCCCGATCGGAAATTCCCGGACGTGGGGTCTGACCGTCTTGTCGAATTCAGCCCGACACATGCCGAGGTAGCCGTACACGTCCCGCGCCCGGATAAAGCGCGGCGGAATGCCAGAAGGCTGCGCCGCAGTTGCATTTGCCATGTTAGCTACCTCCGTTCGGGGTCTATACGGGGTTGAGTGGTGGAAACCATTCGGTCTCGTATTCAAGCTGAGTTACGCGGCGCGGCTCCACATGCGGCATTGCCTGCCTGAAGTTGTGAATCGCGCCGGGGCCGCCCTTGAAGTCTTTTGCCTCGGAGACAAACGCCTCTTTGTAAATTCTCACCAGGTGGTCGGCAGCCTTTTCGTATTCTTCCTCGCGATACCAGGCTTCAACGGTGATCCCTCCGTCGACGAGCCACACCGTTCGCCGAGGCTGCTGCTCTGCGGCCTCAATCTTGTCGTGCAGCTGTTGTCGCGCGTAGCGCATCTGGTCGAGGGTAAGTTGGCCGACCCATTCGTCCGTGCCTATACTCATGACGTGGCCGTAGGCGCACTTTATTTCAGGCATGCGTATCTCCCGCCCGCCGTAAACCGGCAGGCTGATGGATTGATAATGAAAGTGGTAAGGTTCGGCTTTCGAAAAGGGAGCCGTATTTTGCTAAGGGAAGACGATCATCTTGGGCCAGTGCTCCGGCGCGCATTTCGCCGCGTAGACGGTGTGACGATGTACGTGTTCATTGCTGCCTGGCTTCTTCGGCCAGTTTGGCAGTGGCTGATAGGCGACTGGCAGGGATTGGCCTTCGTTTTACTGTCGGCTTTGGCCTGCCTGTTGAACCTATTCATCTTCGTTTTCATGGGCCTATCAGGCGCTCCAGGCCTGATCACGGCAATAGCCATCGTCGCCATAAACATCCGGTTTTTCATATGAGCACTGTCTGTGTCGTACACCGGCAGGCAGGTGGATAGATGGGGAAGGGGTTACGGGTATTGGCGTTTGATGCGATCGGCGATGTCTTCGAGGCGCTCGGCCATGGAGCCCATGTCGTTGTTGTCGCGCCGGGAGACGACGCCGGAGCGCTGGACGTTGCGTCCGGCGAGCAGCCATGCCGCCAGAAGGATCAGCGCTACTTCGAGTCTCCGCCGGATAAAGCCGGTTTGCGGGATGAGCTTCACGCTGTAACCCGCTTGAACTCAACGACCCAGACCCACGGGTTCGCATCCCACGCGCCCTGGCCGTTGATGTGATCCCAGAGGATTTCGTAGAGCTGCTTCGCTTTCAGCGTTTCATCGAAGTCAGGCGCTGCACGGAGGAAATAAACTCCCTCTGCTTCGGATTGCTCTTCGCTAATGTCCTGCAGCCGCTCGACGCGCACGGCGGTGATCTCCAGCAGAATGCGGCAGGCCTAGCGCGGTATGTGGATGCTAGGGCGGATTCGGCCTGCAGAAATCATCGAGCACCCTGATATGCGCGTGACGCCATCGGCTGGGTAATGAATTGGTTCACCGCGACTCAGATCCCGGGGCGCGACTGCGTCGAGTTGTGCATCTGCCGCCCAGGCCTCGCGCCCCCACAGTCTGTCGCCGATGCTCCCATAAGGGCAGCAACCAGACTGGGCAAGGGCGCGTGCGCATTCCCCGGCGTCGGCGCCGGAAACACCGAACCCGTAACGACGATCCCGCTGTGCGACGGCAAACCAGGTGCCGTCGTCTTCAAGTTTTGGCTGTTGCCATGGCTTCACGATTCGGCGCGTGACAGTTTTCCTACCTTCCTGGATGGCGCGCACCATTGGCGCCGAGAACAGGATCGGGCGTTCCCTAACTGTGGACAATTTAACTCCTTACAGCTGCGCAATATCAGCTGACTTTTTATTAAGTGTCTGGTAAAAATGAAGTCTTAAGGGCTGCTGTACGGATTGCTATGAAAGAGTTATTAACCAAGGAGGCCGTTCTGCTCGCTGTCCTTCCCGTCATCTCATTTATTTGGGCTCTCCTCTTTGAAATAGGGTATGCGGATTCTTTCGGCTACTCCTACTCATTGATAGAAATCGATCTTAAAATAATGATTGTTTCTCTAGCTGCCTCGGCTGCCGTACTCGTTCCAATGGCGGCGTTTTATATTTTATTTGTCAGGTTGGCATGTTCCGATTTGAAGTCGGATAGGCTGTTAGCGTTGGAGCTAATATTGCCAGTTGTAATTTTAATACCATGCTGCATTGCCGGATTTGGTAACAAAATTTTCAATGTTTTACTGATTGGTTCGTTGAGTTTTGCGCTCTCAAAATATGCGGTTATTTACCTCCGCGCTCTGCAGTACGGCTGGACTGAGGCTGTGGCCAGGGCTGCGCTGTTTGAGGGTTTGACGGATCGACCGCCCACTTTCCGTGTAAAGGAAAAGCTCGGAGCGAAGAGCGTTTTGACCATTTACTTCGTGATAGCTCTTATGTTGGTTGTCTCTGGGCTAATGGTCAGAGGAGTAGGGACTGCGGCTGCGCATTGGAAGACTGGCTATCAAACATTCGTAATGGAAGGGAAAGAATACGCAGTCATTGCGGCCTTCGGTGATCTAGTAGTGTTAGGTGGAGTTCTAGAAGAGCACTTTAACGGCTTGGTTTCGATCCTGCCAAAAAACTCAGAAAAGCTTGTGGAGCTACGGGGCGCCTACTTTAAAGATTTTCTATCCACTCTCTAGCCACTTCGCCCCGCAGTCGGGATCAGCATTATGTGATATGGCACGACTTCGTCCTCGCCGCATACGCAGCAGGCAATAGGGATAGGGTGGGGCCGAACGGGCGGCGGGGTTACTGCTTGGTGGAGAGGCTGGCGTCGGTGATACCTAGCAGTGCTGCGTAGGTGGTTTTCACAACGCTGGATGGCAGCTTCACTGCTTTGATCTTGCCGTCCTCTGCTCTGAGGAAGTCGAGAATCAGCAAATCCATGTGCTCCGGCACTGACGCCTGACACAATTCGCCGTCGCACTCCAGAATGATTTGCACGATCTTGATCATGGCTTCGCTACTTCATAGGGGTGACGATCTGGGTAGCCAGGGAAGGGAGCCTGAGCTGCTTTCAATGCTGCTTCGAGATCATCAATCCGTTGATCGGCGACGGTCAGGCGCTGTTGCAGCTCTTCGTTCAAGTACCGGAGCGCCTTGATCGTCTCGAATTGAGCGCCTTGAACAGAGCCGAATTTGTCCGCCAGTTTGTGTGCGAGATCGTGGCAGCTAAGGTTCGCCATGGTCAGCTTCTGCTTTAGGGCCGAGTTATCGGCCTGCAGGCGGCTGAAGTGTTCGGCAATCCGAGTTGCCGCACGATCTACAGGCGCCTGGATGAAGTCAGGGAGCGGCGCGTCTGCAGGCGGTGTGCTCGACGTCACTGCAGCGATCATCCCCACCAGCGCTTCGGTCACAATCTTCCTGAGTTCGGGCTCTGCGCCAGAACGCGACACCATAGCAGCGACACGCTTGACCTCTTCGAACGTTTGGCAGGGGTTTCCAACAAAATTGCTGGGCTTCCCAGCGCCAGACCTCCCGGGACAGTCTGGAGCGTGGCGCTCTGGCGCAGCGCTGAACCCTGCCGGGCAATCACAAAGGTTGAATCGACTCATAACACCTCCTGCGGCGAAACGATGCCGCTCGCTTGAATGACTTCCATACCGAGATGCCCGGCCAGTTCGATTTCGACGTTGGCGCCGCGCGAGACCTGCCAGCCAGGCAGAAAGGCCACGGCGTCGCAGGTCAGCATCTGGCGGATGGCGTCACGCATGCACAGGTGCCAGGGTGAGTCGGCAGGCAGCGGATTTTCTGCTGGGTTCTCGACGGTGTAGCCCAGCGCGCGTAGGCGGGCGGCCTCAGCGTTAAATGCCGGGTAGTTGTAATCGGGCAGGCCCGTCATCGGCCCGCTGAGAAAGATGCGCTTCATGAGGCCTCCCGCTGCTCAGGCCATCCAGTTGGAAGATACGGTGCCAAAATCTGGCGCGCTTCATCCACCAAGGTTTCAACGGCGCGGGGATGGCAGATCTGAGCGCTTCGCAGTTTCTTGGCAGCAGCCTGGGCGTTGGTGAGCAAGGCTGCGACTTCGGGGTGAGGCTCGAGCGTTTCAGCATCTGGGTCGAGCAATTTGTTCGCGGGATCAAGCAATACCAGCATTCCGAAAGTCACGCGGAAGATCGAGCCGCGATCATTGATTTCCAAAAGTTTGCGCAACACTTGCTGACACTGTTCGGAGTCTTCGATATCGAAGACATCATTGTCACTGTCCATCGCCTCAGGAACCCATTCTTTTTGGAGGGACTCGATAAAGCTCGCGGTTTGTTGAGCGACCTCAAGGTCTTGCTCGCTGGCGCGAGCCATTTTTATAGGCATGGCGTTATCCCTGTAACCCATACAGGTTACTTTTCGAGATGTAACCTCTGGAGGTTACTGTGGGGTTGGTCAGGCGGCGAGGCGCCGGTAGAGGTCAATCAGGTCGGCAGCGTTGGCCTTGACCAATTCATAGGCTTCATACGGCGAAACGCTGTTGCCGATCAGCTTCACTTGATCGGTGATGTTGATGTCCCGCCATTCGCCAATTCCCGTGTCCGGATCAACGAAGAAGCCGCGGTCGATGATGTACTCGTGACTGAAGCCCTGCGCCTTCTTCAACTCGGGCGGCTTGAGCATGCGCAGGGTGATGTCGACCAGCACGTAACCATCGAGCATTACCAGGTCGGCTGGCTCCTTGAAGTGTTCCGGCAGGTGCTCGTGCATGAATGCCGCGCAGCGCCGGGCCCCTTCAAGCTGCTCGGGAGTCAGCGCGCTCATGACGCGCTCGACCTCGATTACGGCTACCCGGTCCTTCGTCGGCAGCGTGTGCATTGGCTCATGCAGCGATACGCCGTCCTTCTCGTTGCCGTAATACTTCACTAAGTAGGCGTTCACCAACCGCTGGTTGGCGCCGGACTGGCAAATTGTCGAGAGTGGAGCATCCGCTGGCCGTCCATCACCGTCGTAGAACCCGCCATTGGCTTGCTCGAAGAACGCAGCCGAGACGGCGTGGTGCCCGGAGTTGGTTGTGATCGCGTTGAGCAGATCGTTGACCGGCTTGCCTACCGAGCCTTTACGCATCGTGACCATCGACGCTGCGACGAGGGCTTGCTCACCGCGGTTTGCGCCAGTGACCGTTCGGGCTGGCTCATGCAGTGAGTAGCCGCTGCGGTCGCCGTGGTGCGTCAGATGCGTCAGGTGCCCGGCCACGACAGCAAAGTGACCGCCCTTTACCTGCGCGACTTGGGTGCGCAGCGGCTCTTGTATATCGAAGTTGCGCTGTGATGAGCCGTTGGCGCATTCCGTGAGGAACGGTGTGACCACTGGCTGCACCAGCGCGTGATGATTACCGCCGGCGCTTACGGTCGAGAGAGGTTCGTCTACGCCATGGGTGCTGGTGTGCGCCGCTGACGTTCCCCGCATTGGCACGATGAAAGGCTTAGGGCTGGTCAGGACGTGGCGCCACAACCCCTTGGCCACCCGGCGCAGAGTGTTCTTCGCCATCGGCTTTTGGCGGAACACCGTCCGCCCCAAATTCGACCAGTCGATGCACTCGGCAGAGGTCCGCCAGCCTTCCTGCTTGCCCGAAGGCTGTTTGTGCAGCACAGGGCCAGGCCAGACGATCGGCTTTCCGTCGCGTCGAGCGATCAGGTACAGACGTTTGCGGATCGTTGGCGCTCCGGCGTTGGCTGCCACTCGCTCGCGCCAATCAACGTTGTATCCCAACCCGCGAACCAGCGCCGCGACCGGTACGAACTCACCGATGGCCGTGAGAATTTCCGGCATATCAGGATGATCAGCAGGCAGGCCGGTGCTCATCGCCGAGATGAAAGCGCGGAAGGTTCGGCCACGCTCCGCCTTGATCGGCAGACCGTCATCATCAATAGGCCCCCAGTCGCAGAACTCTTCTACGTTCTCCAGGTGCATGAGGCGAGGGCGGGTGGCGTGCAGCCAGCGGATCACCACCCAAGCCAAACCGCGAACCTTGCGATCGCGAGGGGCACCGCCCTTGGCCTTGCTGAAGTGCTTGCAGTCCGGCGATGCCCAGAGCAAGGCCACCGGCAAACCACGGGTGGCCAGCAGCGGATCAACTTCGAACACATCCGCGACATAGTGCTGCGTCTGCGGGTGATTGGCGCGGTGCACGGCGATCGCGATCTCATTGTGGTTCACCGCCACATCGGGTTCGCGCCACGCCCGGGCAATGCCTGAACTGGCGCCCCCGCCACCGGCGAACAGGTCAACGATCAGCTCTTGCTCAAACGGCAGAGCCAGGGAAGGGGATTGCTCGCTCGCGAGCCGACGCTGAAATGCGGTCATGTGGGATCCTCGCCAGTGGCGTGATTCGTGGAAGTCGTGGATGATCGGGCGCTTGGGAGATGATGGAGTTCGATTGATGTCCGGCAGCGATAAAAGAAGGAAGGATCCCTACATTGGGCTCTTGCTTGGTAGCGTATTATTTGTAACTTTGACAATGATCGCTGCGGTCGTAATTTATAGGTATAAATTCGACGGAGGGTTAGCAGAAACCTCCGTTGAGTGGTCAAACTTTGGCGGGTTTATAGGGGGTATATTCGGACCTTTAGTCGCCTTAGCTACTCTTTGTGCTGTATTGAAAACCGTCTACATGCAGCGAGAACTACTAGATGCTCAGCATCGGGAGTTCAATTTACTTATGGCGAAGCAGGATGAGCAGATTTCACTGGCTCGCTCGGAAGCCAGCAGGGCTAAAGCTTTGGCCTATCAGGCCGCTCTTCTCAACGTAGTTGCTACCTTCACTGCCGAGTTCAGGCATGACGCCAACGAGAACTTGGCTGCTGCTGAACAGGCCATGGTAGGTCGAATAAGCGCACTTGAGGGCGTTCGTGCTGATCACACTTATCGAGTCAAAGCAGATGAGTCGCGGAAGAAAATTGCAGCATTAACGCTTCTAGCCCTCGAACTTTCAGTTAACGAGTTCAATGATATTAATGAGATCCGCGCTAAGTTTGTCCCTGAGATGCTGAACATTCTGAACCTTTGAAGGCTATGACCTCTTTGTCAGGAAATGGCCTACGCTTACCTCTCCACAGGAAGGGAGAAGGTCATGAGCGAGGAAAGGGAAAAGGCTTTGCGGATGGCGCTGAAGGCGCTGCTGATCGCGTCACGGAAACAGGGGCTGAATCTGGACGAACTTTCCGAGGCAGCTGCTGATGAACTGCTGCAGTACCGAACATACGATTCACTGCATGTGCCGATGGCCATCAATGAGATTGAGGTGGCGGTAGATGCGCTGGCGTGATTAGGCTGCTGCTGATTCAGAAGTTGACAGCGCTGCCTGGACCGCGACAACAATCCGCTCCAGGTATAAGTAATCAGGGTTTGGCTCGGTGGCGTCGTTGCTCAAATGCCACCATTCATCCCCGAAAAGTTTGTGCATTAGCTCGCTGTGCGCGCCATGCAGGTGATCGATCGAAGGTGAGTCGCGTAAATCCTCGGTGTCCTCGTACATCTCGCGGGCTTCATCCCGGTCATAGCAGAACGTGCGCCTTTCTTTAAGCACCAGTCGCTTTGCCTTCTCTGCCAGAGCATTGCCACTGAATCGACGCGCGCTCATCTGCTGGTCAAAGTACCCGATGATGTAGGCGGTATTGAGCTTGCAGAAGAACTGGCCCACGGTCAGACCTTCCCACATGCCGCCCCAGTAAGCTGTCCAGCTTTTGCCCCAGCAGTTCACAGTGATTTTTCCTTTGTAAGGGGCAAGGTCTTCGAGAAAAACCGTGATCGGGTCGAGCCCGTCGGCTCCGGTGATTACCAGCTTGGTGACAGTGGACGTTTCGACCTTCATAGAAATGCTCCATGCAGAATCAAGCCTCCGAAAGTTCGGTGGCAGATATGTTTAAATTGGGCAGTGATGAGAGGATCTAGGAGGCGAGATGGACGCGAACAAGATGATCAAGGTTTTGCTGCTCACGAATCTGCTCACGCTCGCCTGCGCTGGAGCAGCTTCATATTTCGCATACCAAGCTATGGTCTCAGCGGATGATGCATACGCAGAGGCTGAGTCTGCGAACTCCCATGCGAGCAATGCAGAGGACATGCTTAACGCTCGCCGCTAAAAGCTGGCATACGGGGAAAGAGTTGGGTGGCGAACAGGTTGGTGGTGGGCTATACGTGGTGACCGGCATGGGGCCGGGTCAAGGAGTGAAGCGTGGACGAATTGCGTGTTAAATATTTCAGAGTTGATGCCGATCCAGGGTATGTTCAATTCGATGCCGTGGATGGATCTGAACCAGTTTTGCTGGAGGCACTGAATGATGGAGCTGGCATATTCAAGCTGAATCTGAAGGAAGGCCAATTTCATCACTCGGGATCGCCTACTGGATCGGGTAAATTCAAAATCGAGCTTGAGTCGGGTAATTATTTCGACGGGATAGTCGTAGAGACAGAACCGCCAACAACTCCCGACGGCAAAAACTCTCCTCCTGAGATCACCTTCATACTCCAGGCACAATAATTTCATCCCCTGAATCCCGCGCAATCTCCCGGCGCGATTCCCGCTCAAACATCCGCGCCACGTTTTCGCTTATCGTAACTTTGTGGCGCGGGCTTTCAATCGCTTGATAGGAAAGCGTTGGCCCGAGGGCATGAGCGTTGATGATCAGGTTCTGCACCGCCTCGCTGATCTCCTCGATGTCGTTCCACTGCATCAGCTCCTCAAGCTTCTGCCGGGTTCCGAGCCGTAGCCGGTGGCGCAACTCCTTCTCGTCGAACTCTTCGCGCTTCTTCGCCGACTTGGCGCTGCGCTCTTTCTGATCCACTGCCATGGCCTGGCTCCGTCAATCCGCTGGGCGGAAGGTGAATGTGTTCCTGCCGCCGGCGCTGAGCGACAAGTCTGCTGATGCGCTTCAAGCTGCCACCTTGGTCTGGTTCCAAGCGCCAATTGACGAGAGCAGGTCAGCGACCTGCCTTTCGCTCACCTCTACAATGCCAGGCACTGCCAGCCATCCCATGCCCAGCAGGTGGTTGGCGTTGCATTCGGCCTTCACTTCTTCGTAGAAGTGCTCGACGACGTCCGACAGCTTTTCCACCCGATGAATGCCGTCGGGGGTGAAGACTGTCATCTTGATGTACTGGGCGCCGTTGCTCTGAATGCAGATCCCGGCGATGTGCATCGTCCAGCGGTGCGAGATATCGCAGAGCGCGTCGGCGACCTGCCGCGATTTGATCTGCTTACCGTTTTTCCAATTGACCATCATCTGTAGGCCACTTGGGTCGATGCTGATCACGGCGGCATGGTTGGTGCCCAGCAGAGCGCGAAGACTGCGCTCAATCTGGGCTTTGCGGTTGCAGGGTTTTCGTTTGCTCATATCACCTCCGCCATCTGCCGGAGACGCTTGCGCTCCGCTGCCGAGATCCGCGGCGGTTTGCGCTTGAGCACCGTTTCAGGGTCTACCCAGTCCCGGCGCTTGGGCGGGATGGGAGTGCCGGTGAAGCAAGTACCCTGTTGAACACGACCGCCGCGACTTTCGTATTCGGCCATCGCCTGAGCGAGACGGGCGGACTCGCCACGGTTGTGTTGGATACTGCTGAGTTCGAGAGAAACTGCCATGGCGACCTCACTTGATCCGGATTGAGCTTTCGCCGCGCTCAAGGTGAGCCCACGACGGTTCTTCGATCAGTTCGGCTTCGGCGTCTTCGCCTGCCTCCATGCGTTTGCGCACGGCTTCGTTGTGCTCGCGGATCTCCTTCAGCTTCGCGGCGATCGCGTTCTTATCCGGCGAGATGTTGGTGGTCACCGCCGTCAGGTCGTCAGGCACGGCGTCCTCGTTATCGACGATTACCTTCTCTTTGCCCATCGCCAGGGTAATGGTGAACAGCGGCCGCTTGATTGACTTGATGTTTGCAGCTTCCATGTTGCGGCGCAGGTAGTCAGTGATCTGCGACACACTGTTGGACTTGATGCGCTTGAGCTCCTTGAGACGATCGATCTCGGTATCGATCGCGGTCACGTCGCTCTCGATATTCCGGCGCAGCATGACGATGTTGTCAGCCTTTACGTTGAAGTCGCCCTTGATCTCATCCATGGCATGCTGCAAGGCCTCTTTCAGGCCCTCATCGTCGGTGTCGGCCATGGCTTGTAATTCGGCCAGTTGGCCGGTGAGCGCGTAGAGTTGAGTCATGCTGCATTCTCCTTGCCCGGCCCGATAGCTGCTTTACGCTCTTCGAAGGCGCGGGTGATTCTGGCGATAAACGTTGGCTCGTTACGGCGGGTCGCTTCGCGGATGTATTTGACGTTCAGCATCTTCAGTTCGTGGGCGGTCACCGCTTTGCCGATCGTTTCGACGGCTGAGTTCAGCCATTCAAGGCGCTCTTGTTTCTGACGAAGGATCTCGGCGTCCTTGTCCACAGCCTGTTCGATCTCCTGCTCCTCTTTGAGTTGAGCTACGTAGGTATGGTCGTCAAACATTCCGAGGAACACGTCGGCGCTGAAGCCCAGCATTGACAGAGCCTTCTTGATGGCGTCGGTCAGAGATTTCTTTGGTGCTTCGCCATCAGTCGTCATGCCGTAGCTGGTCTTGTACTGGTAGCGAGTGCAACCGTACTGCTCAATCTCGCCGCGCTGGCCGTCCTGCGTGAACCAGAGGCAAATTTTCAGGGTGTGACCGATCTCGCGACCGATGCAGACGCGCTTGTCACCTTCCCCAGAGTAAATTTCGTGACCATCATCGAAGCGCTCCTCGATGACCTTCCAGCCCCAGCCAATACCGACCGGCCCGAACAACTCGGTGGCCTTCATCACCATTGCGATGCCGCTGAGGCTGGTGATGTCCTGGCCGTTGACCTTTGCCTTCTTGGTGAACCGGATGTCGGTCTTCTCGACCTGGTTCCAAATTTTCAAGTTATTCATTTGTTTCTCCAGCCGTCAGCGCGCTTCGCCAGCTCCTTGAAGGCAGCGGCCGGAAGCCTGCTCATGTATTTTTTGTTGTCGCGATACCACTCATCCAGCGCTTGGCGCGGAGTTTGGACGGCAACTACGTGGGAAATGCTTTGCTTGTAGGAGGCCGACTCCGAAACCTGCGAGTGGAATGCGGAGTGGATGACGACGGTGTTGGTCATGCCTTGCTTGACCAGCGTATTCAGCTCGTCCTGAGACCTGGCCGCGATCGCTCCGGGATGCTTTTTCTGAAAGAGCTTGTAGCAAGCTTCCTTCACGAGCTCGGTGCTGCCGTACTGGATGTACTCCAGGTCAGGGACTTGCTTCTCGATCATCTCGGCTACTTCATCCAGCCGGCCGGTATCGATCCAGGCATTCTTTGCCACGAACTTGAGGTCCCAGCCGTCCACAGTTTGGCGGTCGCGCTCAAGCTTCAAATGCTCGGGGAGAATGTCGTATCCGTACTGCATGCCCGTCTCGCAGACGAACAGCGTGCCGACGTAAAGCTTCCCGGGACGAGAGGGGAGGATGTGACCATATTTCGTGCCGATCACGTCTGCCATTGGCGGCTGCATGCGCAAGCAGGTATCGCGAATCTCTGCCTCAATCTCCGGCGTAATGCCGTCGATGATGAACTCGACACCTTGGCTTTGAAGGCGAGTTGGAGTTTCGACGATGCACAACACCTCGGCACCGAATTGGTCGCTATGTCGAAATTCCGGATGCCACTGCTTATCGCCATTCAGCACTGTGACGTCGTGCCCGCTGCGCGCCAGAACCAGCAGCGCGATCTTGTAGCCCTCACCGAAGCTGCCGATCGCGTCATCTCGCTCAGCCTTGGAAGTGCACCCCAGCACCAGAGTGCTTGCTTCCAGCTTGGCGAAGCGGCTGGTGATGAACAGCTGGCCTTCCGCGAAGGCGTATTCGAATGGCGACTCGCTGTCCAGGGCGTTCTGGATCAGCTCCCGAACGGCTTCCTTGAGCCCCCAGTGGCGGACGTAATCGCGAGAGAGGGGGAGTTCGTAAACTTTCGAGCGGATGTAGTCTGAGATTGCTGCGAGCATGATTGCTCCTTGCGCCATGCCGTTACCGGGGCGCTGCGATTGAATGGGGTAGGGGGCTCTTAGCTTTGCTAAGAAGCTGATAAGCAGCTATTGGGTAATGCGGTCAGCGAGTGACAGCGACAACATCAGGACGGTGAAAGCCGCGAGGACCGGGAACGATCCGCGCCAGAAGACGATGCGCCGGCGGCGCTGGGCAGCGGTCATGGCGCGCAGTGGAATGCACCACCATGTCCGCGGTTACAGTAGAAACGCCCGTCGTCAGCGTTGGGCAGCCCGTACTCGCTTCCGCATGCGCAGCGGACCTCAGAGTCCATGTTCTTTTCAGCGCAAAACTGTTCCGCAAGCCTCACAAGATTTGGGACATGAACGGCAGTTGGCGATATCGTTTCCCATGCGCCATCTACGAGCTTGATCCGTGGCTTTAAATGCGTGCGATTGCTCATGACCGAACCCTCACTGCGATCCGCCGTCCTTTCTGAATCGGTGCCAAGCGCTTTGGCAGATCACATACAGCGGTCTCGCGCGGCAGACCGAGCACTTCGTTGAACGGAAGGCCGAAGCCCATAACCGCCAGCTTCCGTTCGATGTCGTCGAGCTGTTCCTCGATCAGGGATTTCACGACTGGCGTGGTCATGCCGCAAGCCTCCCGCGCCGTTGGAGAATCTTCACCAGGCGCTCACAGTAGTGGTGGAATTCTGGGATGGTGATGAGGCAGTCGGTCAGCATCCCAGTGATGATCTTCTGGACGAGAACCTCGTTGCCGGCCGGACAATCGTCATCAGCCAGGCCCTCAAGTGCCACGTCGATCAGAATGTGCGGGCTCATAGGTCCGAATCCTCTGCTTCAGCCTGAAGACCTGCCTCGGCGTGCGGCTCGACCAGCGACACCGCGATATCGAACAGCTTGCCCATCGACTTTTTACCTTCGCCAAGCAGTGCTTCGGCAAAGGTCTTGACTGGGCCGCCGGTGACGGCCGCGATGGCCAACTGGGCGAAAGAGTCTTCTGGGTCCTCGTCGTCGATCTGCCGCTGATTCAGATGCAGCTGAACCGCGGCCAGGTAGGCTGAATACTCGACCACGATCGGCGCCGAGAGACGACGGCGAATCACCAGGTCACAGCCGCGCATCAAGTTCTCAGCCGTGTTTTCCGTCCAGACGCGCGCCGCTTCTTCATGCCCGGAGTCTTCATCCGGCTGCATGTTGTCCCAGCGCGCTTGCGCTCTTGCGAATGAGTTCATGGTCGCCTCCGTGGCGAACTGGTGGACCGCATTGATCAGATGCCCGCGCAGGTGACCAAGCCCGTGCCGTGAAGCACGCGGGCACCTGTCGATGCGGTCGGGGAAGGAGTTAGGGGACGAGCTTGAACAGCTCAATTTCGTCGATTGGATAGGCGCCATTCTGCTCGCCGTAGAACCAGCGCTTCCTGTCGTTCTCCTCTGTGACCTCCTCGCAAACCTGCTCGACGCCATCCAATATCATCAAGAAGCGAGCGCCTTTTCGCTGCTTGGGCAACTCGCTAACAGGCAGCCAGCCGCTCATGCTGCCTCCGGGTACTTCTCGCCGCAGAACATGCAGTAGTTCGCTTGCATGCTCATCGACTGCTTCTTGTCCTTCATCACGCCAGCTTTTGTGGGTGCCTGATACGTGATGTCGATGGGCATGATCTGGCGCGACTGCATCGTGCCGTTGCCCATCATCAGGGCGTAGCCAGTGAGGCGCGCGCTCAGGTTTTGGTGGCCTTCCGGCAACATCTTCGGAAGCGACTCAAGCAGCCGCGCTTCGGTTTCCTGTCTGCAATTGCACATGCATTCAATCTCCTTGCTGATTAACCAAACACACTCAGCTGCAACCACAAGAACGCGAACGGCCAAGGGGCAGCGGAGGGGTTGCATGTGGGTGCGTTCGATTTGGGGTAGAGGGTTCCGCTTGTGCGGGCACTGAACCGATGTGCTGCGAGGGGGGGCCTACCTTCCGGCCAATGCGCGGTGACATCGACGGCCCTGCTTTCCGCTGCCTGTCCAGGTGTTGGGCGCCGCCTTCAGGCTTACGGCACCACGCAGGTGATTCGCTTACTGGTGCATGGCTGCAAATCCTCCGTGTTGGGTGTCAGCTGCGGGGACAACCTCTGGCAGCCGGAGCAGGGGGCCGCTTTCGCGGTGTGGACTCATCCTCATCCCACTGCGCACTCTGTGAATGCGCAGGAGTGATGGCTCACGAAGGGAAGGAGAAACCCGAATCGCGCAATGCCTTAATGCGCTCGCAGAGTCCGACATATTCGCGAAGGTCAGAAAGCGCTTTGCCTTCGAACGACAACTTCATGTGCTTCATCGCGGAGCCTACTTCGGCGCACTCTCGGACGATCGTTTGACGAAACAGCCGAAGCTCCTCAATGTTTTCTTTTTTGATCTCCTCGAAGACATGCTTTGCGGCGATTACGCCCGAGTAGGCAGCCTGTAAAGCATCAGTAGTCTCGACGACCCGCTCTTTGAGCTGAATACTTTTCGCCAGCAGGTCTTCGTACGCCGATATTTCAGAGGTTAGAATCTCCTCGTTTGATGTGTAGGCCATTACTTGCCCTCCTGATTCTGAGCGTGGTTACTCAGCCAACTGGTCAACTCGTCGACCAGTATTAGTTGGTTGGTTCCGACCTTGAAGCTGGGAAGATCACCGCCTGAGAGGCACTTCAACATCGCTCTCCGCGAAATGCCGACTGCATGTGCTGCTTCGTCAACCGAATATGAAAGCTTTTCGATAGCTGGTGGCATAGAAGCTGCTGGGATTGCTTCGGTGGTTTGCCTGGACTGGACCGATTCGAGGTACAGCTTTCGTGCAGCTAGCATGGCTCCAAGCTCGTCATGGCCTATTCCGGCGGCCATGATTCCAATCAGCTCCAGCAACTGCCTCTGCTCTCTTTCCGACTCGCTCACGTTTATCTCTCCCGGTTGATTTCCCGTCTGGCCCTGCCTCCAAGGCCAGCCAGTGAAATCGTCATGCTGCAAACAACTCTTTCTGCTGTGGCTCTGGCGTCACGAACGCAACCAGCTTCTCGCTGGACCAGTCCGTAACGTCGACCCAGTCGGCGTGCATCGCTTTCCAGATGTTCGGTGCGAGCCATCTGGCGTCTTGCTTGTTTGGACTTACGCAGAAGCGGTAGCCCTGATCTTTCAGACTCATGCTTTATTCCTCCAGTGGATTCCCAAAGCACCCGGTCGCCCAGGTGCTTCAGTGAATCTTTCTGTCCCATTGCCGCCGGGGTGGCGGGGCGCATCGCTTGCCGGGTCATTCACGCGGTTCGGGCATTTCGCCCTTGATCAGCCGTCCAGGGTTTTCCCTGTCGTTGGCAGGCTTTCCTCGTTCGCCTGTCTGATCACCGGTCGCCGGTAGAGGCAATGCGGTCTGTTGATTTGTTGCGCTGGTTGTTAAAGAGCGGTTCGGAGCGGTGTGTCGCTGCGATGGAGGTAAATTAACCGCCGGTTTCTTTGTCGTCAATACCGGCGGTTAATTTATTTTTCCTGTGGGTGCGGTATGCTTTTTCTACAACTGTATGGATGTACAGCATTCAAGGAGGTGTACATGGGCGCAATGCAGCAAGAAAAAGAACAGCAGCGAGTTGAACTGACGGGGATTGAGAGGTTGAACCTGAGGGTTTCGAACATGATCAATCACCCGATAGCGCAGCTTCAGCGCTGGGTGACGATCCATCGGTTGGATACAGACGGGGATAGGGAGTGGGGGGAGGTGATCGACGTGCTGTCTGAAGTTGATGGAATCGACATGTCCTTCAACGAGGACGAGTCAGTGACGCTGAGGTGGGAGCCTATGGAGGGTGAAGAGAGGCAGACTGAAGTGGCGGACCCATTCGAAGCAGAAGAACCGGCGCCGTTCTGACGGGCATAAGTGTTTGCAGAGGAGAGTGGATGCGAAAAGCCCGGCGCTTTCCGAAGCGCCTGCGGCTCCAATCGCCTACGCTTCGAGCTTTATTGATTGGAGGTAGGCAGATGGCGACAAAGGATAGGACCTTCCCAGTGCGCGACCTAATTATCGCTTTATTGCGAGACCAAAATATCCACACTGGCCACTGGGGGCTCACTGTGCACTTCAATGCCTCCGGCACCACGGTTTCGCCCACGGGTCAGGTCGGTGCCGGACTGCCTGGTCTGGCTATCGCTGTCACGGGAGTATCATTGGTTGCTGCGAAAGAGGGCGGAGAAGGAAGTCTGGACGCCTCTCTGGTCAATCCTGCGAGGACCAGCCGACCCAGGAAATCGACCAAGCAGACGTTGCAGTAGGCAGATACGAAAAGCCCAGCGCTTGGCCGGGCTTCGTATTCAGTCTGTATGGCGCTGAAAGTTCATCGGCAGTTGGGCCATTGCCTTTCGGTGCTCAAGAACCTTTATGACGGTGTAGTCTGTCTTGAACTGCTCGCCGGACAAGGATTGAACCCTCCGAAGGCGCACCTTTAGGATGTCGCCTTTAGTAAAACTGGTAGCGCTGGCGGCTACTTGAGATATAAACGATTCGTCCAGCATGTCGGCATAGAAAACGCTTGCCCCATCATTGAACCTCCACTTGTTTCCTTCCTGAAACGAGATGCTCACGATCTGCAGATTTACGTCAAACTCATCATCAGACAACGGCTCTGACTCTGGTTCGGGCGTTTTGAAATACGGACGTTCCGCCTTATTTATAACGATGAACCTGTCGGTCTGATTGAGATTGGTAACCGCAAAGGTATCTATCCCTTCAGCCTCAAGCGGTTTGAGAACGCCCTCCAGAGCCTGACGCACTCGGAACTGGCGATAGAGCGCCAGAACCTTTTCCTCAGTCTCAAGTGCGCCGTCATCCATGACCACGCGCACCCTCCCGTTATCCAGCAGGACTACCTGGTTAATTCGACGGCCGCGGATCTTTTTGATTAGCCAGAGCAAACCGGCACCGCCAGCGACAAATTTTTCAGCGTTGTCCTGAATGAGCCCGATCCATTCAAGAAGCTCTTTCGCGTTAGCTACAGACTCGTTTGAGAACAAGTTGTGGGCATGCTGGAGAAGGGATTGGATTACCTCAAGCTCAATGCCAAAGCAGCCAGTCTTGAAAGTGGCCTTAACCTGAACGGAGATTTGTGCGCGACCATCATTGATTACGGAGTTCGCCTCCTCAAGGAGGGAGCCTAGGGCCAAAAGAGCGGGTGCCAGCTCTCTAACGTCCATCTCACTATTGGCGAGGGCCGGACCATCATAAAGTACGTTGAAGGATGCTTTGCTCATGTCTTCCATTGTTGCTTCCATGCGTGAATCTGTCTATTTAAGCCTGAGGCAGTCCGTCCGAAAGCCTGAGGCAGCTGCCTTCGATGGTCAGACCAAATTTCCATTCCACACGAAAAGCACACGCGCCTGGATGTAGGTCTCGTCTATGAAGATATCCTCGGCCTTGTGCTTCCTGTTGTCCGAGATCATCTTGAATTTGTCCTTGCCCTTCATCTGCAGGCGCTTGATGTACTGAAAGCCCTGGTATGAGAAGTAGTAGATCCCGTCGCCGATGAATTCCTTGATGCTGATGTCGACCAGGCACGGATCGCCATGCTTGATCGTGGGCGTCATTGACTGACCCCAGCCGGTGATCACCTTGAGGTGGTAGTGTTCTTTGAACTCAACGCCCATCGATCTGAGCTGGGAAGGGCTGACGCGCACGTCTTGGAGCATTTCCGGAAAGTCGTGAGCAACCTCGCCGCCGCCCAGCGCGCCTCGCACGTCATAGTGCGCGATCCACACCTCATCGCCGACCTTGCCGATGCCAGGCTTGTAGGCGTCGCTTACCAGCACTTCGATGGTGCCTTCTGGCTCATCACCCTCAGCGACAGCAAGGAGTGCTTGGCGGGTTTCCTCCGGAAGATTCTTCCCTTGCTTGGCCAGCATTTGTCGAACCATCTCTGCGGCAGAGCTTGGCTCGTCAGTGGCGGCTGGCTGCTCAGCTACGGCGGTCAAACCGCTTATTTCTTTCGCAAGGCGCTTGCTAAATTTCTCAACCGGAACGCCGAGCACGCGCGAAAGCACTGAGGCGAACTTTGCGTTCAGCGGATTCGTACCGTTCAGATACATGGCAACCGCCGCAGCCGAGATGTCAGCCGCTTCGGCCAAGCTCGCTTGGGTCAGGCCGAGGGCGTTCTTCTTCGACACGAAAAGCGCCTTGGCGGCGTCGCATTCAGCCTTGAGTTCCGGGGACAGCTCTTTCTTTTTCGTCATCCGTGAAATTTAACCGTTGGTTAAGTTATTTGCGCTAACCGCCGGTGTTGCTCAAAAGCTAACCGCCGGTTAATATCTCAGACATACATCGTTTGCTGAGGCGAAGAAATGAAAAAGACGCCATTGCCAGAGCTGGTCGAGCGAATTGGTCAATCCGCAGTCGCCAAAGGTCTTGGCGTCAGTGCTCCGGCCATTTCGAAGGCACTCAAGGCCGCTCGGGAAATCCTGGTGATTGAGCATGCAGACGGGAAGCTGACGGCGGAAGAGATTCGCCCGTTTCCCTGCCAGCTCGCGCCCCAGAAGACCGCCGCCTAACCGCGCTTCGAGCTGAGCGAGATCGTCGCCTGCTCGAAGCCGCGCAGAGCTTCATCGCTCAACTGATCACGCAACCGACTGGCCTTCTGCTCGAACGCAGGCCAGAGCCTCATCTGAGAAGACAGGGGCAGGGTGGATGCCAAGGCACCCACAAAGCAGCAGAGGGCGGTTATCTCGCCTTGCAGTTCGGAAGAGTCGGTCATGGATGCGTCCTTGATCAGTTGGTAACCGAATCATCCCGGTGTTGGCACTGAGCCACCACGGAAAACGTAACGAGGTTTTACGAATGGAAGACTTTTTGGATGCGTGCCAGTCGGCGGTGAAGGGCAACGAGCCCAAGGCACTGGCCGCGAAGATGGGTGTTCCGCATGTGAGCCTGCTGCAACGCGCGAACCCGGACAACGACGCCCACCACCTGACCATCGAGCATCTGTACGGCGTGCTGCTGCACACGGGCGACATGCGGCCGCTGATCGCGCTGGCGTCCGAGTTCGGTTTTGACCTGGTCGCTCGCGATGAGCCGAAGCCGACAGATCTGAACTCGGCGCTGATGCGCTTGCACGTCGATCTGGCTGACGTCACTCGTTTGGCCCACGACGCCCAGGCCGACGGCCATGTGTGCTCGCGCGAGAAGTCGGAACTGATCAAGGAAGCCGACGAGGTGATCGTCAGCCTGGAAGTGTTCAAGCAGTCCGTAAAGGTCGCCTGAGTTTCAGACACAAAAAAGCCACCGGGCAGGGTGGCTATTTGCAAAACGAGTGAGGCAAGTATGCACAGCCATCAAAACTTGATCAATACCCCAGAAGCCGCGCCACGTTTTCATACTCAACAAAACGTGGCGCGCACTATGTCTTCGCGTGAGATCGCGAACCTTACTGGTAAACGTCATCCAGACGTGAAGCGCGACATCCAAACCATGGCTTCCGAGCTAAAAGTTAATGTGAGCAGTTTTGCTCACATCTACCTCGACGGCCGGAACCGCGAGCAAACCGAATATCTGCTTGATCGTGAGCACACAGATTGCCTGCTCACCGGTTACAGCGCTGGCCTGCGCATGATGGTCATCCGCCGCTGGCACGAACTTGAGCAGCAGTCGGCGTCGCGCGAGGCTGTCACGGCGAACGGAACGAAGGTCATCGGCGAAATCGCGATCATGGAATGCTTCACGCGCCTGCTGAAGCCTGCGCCGTCCAGCCAGATGCTCATGCTGACCAAGATCGCCGAGAACAACGGCCTCGATCCGAAGTTTCTCCCAGGCTATGCCGTGGACGCTGCACCGGATGCTGCTGGCGGCTCCTCGATGCCTACTAAATCCGCTACCGCTCTGCTGAAGGACTTCGGCTTGGGCGGCTCGGTCGTGTCCTTCAACAAGAAGCTCGAAGCCGCCGGCTACCTCAAGGTGTTGACCCGCAAGAACTCGAAGCAGGAGGTCGTTCCGTTCTGGTCGATCACTGATAAGGGCCTCGCCTATGGCAAGAACCTGACCAGCCCTCAATCCCCTCGCGAAACGCAGCCTCACTGGTACGTCGATCGCTTCCTAGAATTGGCCAAATTGGTCGGGAAGGCCTGACATGCAATTCACCGTAACCATCAACCAGGTGAAGGCGCTGGAGTGGGGGCTTAACTCGCAGCAAGCTCTGCTGTTCGCCTTCATCTACGGCTGCCCGAGCTGGACCAAGCCGGTCACCACTGACGACGGCGTTTTCTTTGCGTTGAGCAAGGCGAAGATCGTCGAAGAGCTGCCGCTGCTCACCGATAAACCCGACACCGCTTACCGCATGCTGAAGGCTCTGGATGAGGCGGGTGTTATTGACCTCCACGGTGATGCCTTCCGGCTGACCAAAAAAGGGTTTGAGTGGAACCCAGACCGCATGGGCTACTTCAGCGCTTTTCAGCCACCACCGGCCGCGCCGCGGCGCCGGACGAGCAAGAAGCCTATCCCTTCCGGTCTGCGTGCCCAGGTATTCGCGCGCGACGGTTACGCATGCCTACGTTGCGGTTGCTCGAACCAGATGCGCCTCCGAGCTGACCACGTGATTCCAGAGAGCAAAGGTGGGGAGGCATCTCTATTGAACCTCCAGACGCTCTGCATGACCTGCAATAGCTGGAAAGGCGTTCAGACGATCGACTTCCGTGTTCGTGCTGGAGGTGCTGCATGAGCATGGGCCTTATGGTCGCCGCGATGAAGATTCGCGTCGGCAATCCACTGCGCAAACTGGTGCTGTTGAAGCTGGCTGACAACGCCAGCGACTTGGGCGAATGCTGGCCGTCATATCAGCACATCGCCGATCAATGCGAGATCAGCAAACGCTCAGTCATGAATCACATCACAGCCCTCTGCGATGCAGGTCTGCTTCGCAAGGAGATCAGGAAGGGCGGCCCAAAAGGTAACTCTTCTAACGTCTACATCCTCACCTTGAACGGTGGTGCATCTCCTGCACCAGGGGTAGTGCAAGAGATTCAGCAGGGTGGTGCAACTGGTACGCCCCCTAGTGCAGGAGATTCACTAGGGGGTAGTGCAGTAGCTGCACCCAGAACCAGTCACTCTTCTGAATCAGTCAAGGAACCAGTCACTGAACCAGTTGCGACCCAGGCTGACGCCAAGGCCGCGACGGGGCAAGTGGTCCCTTTCACTCCGCAGCAGCCACGCTGCGCAATCCCTGAAGACATGCCCGGCCCGAAAGACCAATCGAGCAAAACCTTCAAGACCTGGGCGAACTACGCCATGGCCTACCGCAAGCGCCATGGTGCGTGGCCGGTCTGGAACGCTAAGGTCGCCGGCCAGGTGAGCCAGATCATTGACCGTCTCGGCATTGAGGTCGCCCACCACGTTTCGGCCTACTTCGTGACCATCAACGACGCGAAGGTCGTGACCAACATGCACAGCATTGGCGACTTGCTGCTGAAGGCCGAGGCCTATCACACCCAGTGGGCCACCGGCCGCCAGATGAATGGCCGCACCGCACGCCAGATCGAAGACACCCAGGCCAACATCAACGCGGCACAGCAAGCTGCCCAGAACATCCGCGAAGGGGGGCAGCGCAATGCTTTCCTCTGACGAAATCGCACAACTGGCTGGGGCGATCTGCGCCACTGCGGAAACTTTGGGCCAGACCATCAGTGCCAGTGCTGCCCAGCTGATGGCCGAAGACCTCGCTGAATACTCCGCGGCTGACATCCGCAAGGCGCTTCAGTCATGCCGCCGGGAACTGACCGGAAAGCTGACCTTGGCCGCAGTGCTCAGCCGTATTCAGGCCGAGGACGGCCGTCCAGGTCGCGATGAGGCATGGGCGATCGCGCTGGCCTCGAACGATGAATTCGACACTGTCGTGATGACCGACGAAATCCAGTTGGCCCTGAACGCCGCCCGCCCGGTACTGGACGTCGGCGACAAGATCGGCGCGCGCATGGCGTTTATCAGCGCTTACGACCGGTTCGTCACTGATGCCCGCACCAATGCTCAGGCGGTGAACTGGCACATATCGCTCGGGTTCGACGCTGGCCGCCGCGTTGCCGCAATCAACAAAGCCGCCGAGCTTCAGCGAATTCCCCAGGAGCGTGCACAGCTGCTGATCGCCGACATGAGCCACGAGCCAGTCACCGAAGACGGTCGCGCCATCGCGGGCTTGCTCACTGGGACAGTTGCGAAGCCATCCGCAAACGTCGCTCTCAAAATCCGCGAACTGAAGCAGGCCATGCACCTGCAAAACACCAAACGCAAGCTGGTCGAGGCTCATCGCCGTCGCCGGGAACGTCGCGACCTGAACGAGCGCGTAATCAAGCACATGGCGGCTATCGAAGAGCTTCAAAAGCAGAGGGCTACAGCATGACCAACCGGATCTGGATCGTCCTGACCATCATCGTCGTGGTAGCCGGTTATGGCCTGCATCACAAAGTTGAGCGCGTTGCTCCAAAGCCTTCGGGAGTACTGTTCAAGTGACGGACAAAATCAGCATCAACTGCCAGTCCAAGCTCACCGAAGCGATCACCCGCATGACGGCGATGTACCGCGACAAGAAGTTCGTCGTGGTCTCGCTGCGTCCGGGCAAGGACCGCACGCTGGATCAGAACGCATTGTGGTTTGCGTTCTACAAGCGCATCGCCGAGATGACGCAGATCGGTGACATCGAGGACGCTCGCCGTTACTGCAAACTGCACTTCGGTGTCGCGATCCTCACTGCTGACGACGAAGACTTCCGGGCGAGCTGGTTCAAGACCATGCGGCACCTGTCCTACGCCGACAAGCTGGAGCTGATGGGCGCTTGCACATTGTTCGGTCCTGACGGCTTCCCCGTCACCCGTCTGTTCAACCGCCCCCAGGGTATCGCTTACACCGATCGCATCGTTGCCGAATTCAGTGCCAAGGGTGTCGTGTTCAGCGATCTGCTTGGGGAGGAGGCGGCGTGAGCCATCAATTCAAGCCGGGCGATCTGGCATTGGTGATCAATCACACATATCCCCCGGTGATCGGGAGTTGCGTATGTCTGATCAGCCGCCACACCGTTGGCCCTGTGGATCGCAAGGACCCGATGGATCCCAGCGTTTACGAAGTCGAAGGCGGTGACCCTGTGTGGGTTGTTGATGCCGAAGGAGCCATCGTTTGGGAGAAATGGCTGATGCCCCTGCGCGGCGACTTCGCTCCAGAGCAAGCCAAGTCCCGCGAGGTGCCAGCATGAAGACCATTAAGGCCCTCATTCGGTCCCTCGCCACAATGCTCGAGCACAGCTACCACTCCAACCCATGCGCGCATCAGTTCGGGGGTGGGCTGTGATCCCTCAATCTGCAAAACCGATGCGGCCGAAGCGCTGCCGTGTTGCCGGTTGCGGCGCGACCTTCACCCCAACGCGCAGCTTTCAGAAATGGTGCTCGCCGGACTGTGCCGTCGTGTTGGCCCGGCAGGCACAGGAGAATCAGCGCAAATCGATTGCCCAGCGTGAGCGCCGCGAGATAAAGGTTCGGAAGGAGAAGCTGAAGGGCAGGGCCGAGCACCTCAAGGACGCACAGACAGCCTTCAACGCTTGGATCCGTGAGCGCGACATCGGATTGCCCTGTGTCAGCTGCGGCCGTCACCACAATGGCCAATGGCACGCGGGGCACTACCGATCAGTCGGAGGTCACCCTGAGCTTCGCTTCGAGCCGCTCATCGCCGCCCGCCAGTGCGCCCCATGCAATACGCACAAGTCAGGCGACCTGGTGAACTACCGGATCGAGCTGGTTCGCCGGATCGGCGCCGAGGCCGTTGCATGGTTAGAAGGCCCACACGAGCCAAAGAAATACACGATTGACGACCTGAAGGCGCTGACCGCGCTTTACCGGGCGAAGACCAAAGAGCTGAAGGGGAGATCAGTTGCATGAAAATCAATTCGGCACGTCAGGCATGGCACGACTGCACCTACAACCCGGCGCCAGGCCAGAGCTCGGATGTCGTTCAATTGGGCGTGGTGGTCCAAGCCACTGAGCGCGGGCCGACCGCGAACCAGGCCGTGCACAGCGCACTGGCGGGACACATTCAGTCCGTCATTGCCAAGCTTCACCCTCAGGTCCGTGTGTTCGGCGAGTACATGTACGCCGCGCTTCGGAGCGACGACATCCGCGAGGCAGCGGAGGAGGTGGTGTTCGGTATGGTGGTCTCCAAGTCAAAGCGCATGACCGCAGCTAAGCGCGAGAAGCTGGAGTACGTGGTCAAGGGCGTGATGCGCCGGTATCGGTACATGCACCAGGGCGGGCAGTCGGCCAACGATGACCCGATGATCAAGCCGGAAGCGTTCCGCTCCTGGTTGATGGCAGAGTACGGAGTGCGTCTGGAGTCCTGTAACTGGGATCGTGATTGGGAGTGCGTTGTAAGGCTGATTTTTGATTGCTGCGAGGACTTGGATCGCATGGCGTTGAGCCCTGTCGGAGCAGTGATTTATCAAATGAACGAGGCCGCTTGACTTCCCGTGCGGCTGAGGGCATCATTTTGCCACATTGAGTATTTTGCCTACGGCAACTTGCTCCGAGAAACCCGCCATCGAGCGGGTTTTTTTATGCCTTTCAGAAACCACAAAGCCCCGACATGATCGGGGCTTTTTCATTTGTGCGCGTAAAAGAGAGGGCGACTCCAGAGGGTGCGGGAACACCCAAGGGAGACGCCAGATCGCAGACAGTACCTGCAAGCCAGCCAAGGCCCTCACTGCTCGCGCGAGCGGGGCGGAGCCTAGCAGAAAACCATAAGGCTTTGCAGATGTTGAAAGATTGCAGATGTGGAAAGTGCAAACGACTTCTCGCCCGAATCGGTGAGATTACCGAGCTCCAGATCAAGTGTTCCCGGTGCGGGACGTTGAATCATGTGAGGGCCTCGAGCCCCGAGCTATCGCCTTTGAGCGACATGAAAGCGGAAATCCTCCGCGAAAAATCATTCGACTCAATAGGTGACATATGACTCCAGTTCAACTCGGCAGCAACTTCTTCAGCGCCAGCAGCGTATCGGGCGACCGTCAGATCATCGCTCCATCAGCGAACACCAACGGCATCATCATCCGCACGGCCACATTTCATATTGGCGACGACTACGCCATTCTTGCAACGGGCCTCAAAGCGCCTGCTGCTTTTTTCGTCGACACTCCGGTAATCCTTTCAGGACGAGGTGTCAAAGGCACTTCCTCTGGATTCCAAGGCAACGGCTTCGTGCTGCAGTACCCGATTGTGATTCCTGCTGGCTATGGCTTGTGGTTTAGCAAAAGCGGCAGCGATAGCAGCGCTGGCGTCTTTGTGACTTACGACTTGGTGCCTGCGGCCTGAGGCTCGATAGGAACAGAGGGGCTCGCTCGACGGGCCTCTTTTTTAATCAGCGTTGCAGCCAGGTTTGCCATCGGTGAGCCTGACACGGATAAGCCGGTAGTGCCGTGCTGCATAAAACACCGGCAGCCCGCGAGCAGCTGACCTCATGCTTTCTGCTGCTGCGCGAGGCGACCCGTCGAGACTGGTGCATATGGGTGCCAGCGGTGATGAAGCCTTTGGCGGACAGGAGGGGAAAGACCCTCACACATTTCAAACCTCGCAGTTGCGAGACCTTTTCGTTGGAAAGTCACGCTAGCCTTTTGGTGCCGGCTTTTTTTATGAATAATTGGGTAATGCTTATGACATTTCTTGTACCCATAACAAGGTTGAAAACCCACACGAGCAGATTAACAATTTCTTTGCGGGTTGCTGGCTCGGGTCCCTTGCTAAATTCGAAAATGAGCCAGATCGCAGTTAAGATTATTGCGATTTGGCTCAAAAGCACTGTTGTCATCAGAAAGTTTGCCCTTGCCTGAACTGGGGCTGCGAAAAACGCCAGTAACAGCCCGAGCACGGCCACGGTAGTGCCTACTACCCCAGACAGCTGATTCGCGTATTCCATTATGCAGCCTCAACTGTGAAGATCAGCCGCTTGCCCAGTGCTGCGAGAGCTGCCTCGATCTGGTCCATTTTCGATGTATGCAGGAAGTCAACAAGGCGGTCGCCTTGGGTCTGACTCACCCCGAGCAATCTGCATAGATCGGCCTTGCGCATACCCCGGTCCATCATCGCGTTCCACAGAGCGATCTTCGCGACTGTCACAGCCGGGAGATAGACAACGTGTTCGCCAGACTCTGGTGCACTTGCTTCCGGAATCACTTTTCGCTCGTCGACATAAATCGACAATGTGGTCTCGATTCCGTCCACGGCTTCCTGCAGCGCGTGCTGTTCGTCATCGCCGTAGCTGTTGAACTGCGGCAGATCACGGCAGAACACTGCCAGCCCTGGCGTTTCATCACGTTCAAATCGAATTGCATAGTTGTACATGGTCACTCCTCGGAGGTGATCGTTCAGCGGTCGGATAGGCGAAGGGGGCTCTCAAAGCCCCAGTTGTTTGATTATCGCCTTGCGGGTTCCTTCGGGCATTTCCTTAGCCCCGTGATCCGCGAAGGTTGTCTTATTGCCGTTTGGGGCGGTGACTTTGAAGTGGCTTCCTTTGCCAGCTTCGAAGGTCACCCCTTGAGCCTTCAACCATCGTCTGAACTCGCTGAACTTCATCACCTCGCCTCGTTGTTTGGATGAGTCCAGTATACATCACTTCTGTGGTAATACAACAAATATGTTGTATTGCCGTTCATGCCCAGTACGGAGTCGAGCGCATGGAATTTTTACAGCGCCTGTTCGATAAACTGGACTGGGCATTTGCTGGATTGCTTGGCGCTATCGCTGCAAGCTTCTGGCACCGAGATGACCTGGTAGACCGAAAGGCGTGGGTGATCTTCATTTTCTCCGGCGCCGTAAGCGCCCATTACCTCACAGGACTGATCAGCGCCTACTTCGGAGTGGTTGAGCCTCGGAGTGTGGCGGGAGTTGGCTTCCTGTTGGGTACCTTCGGGGGGTCGCTCATCGCGGCGATCACCCGGGCCATCAAAGCCGCTGACCTCTGGGCTCTAATTCGCCAGCGGTTCGGGGGAGGCAATCCACCATGAACCTTGAACTGATCAACTCCATTGCCTGCGGCCTGATTGCGCTGTGGGCCACCTGGTGCGTGTTGAGCGGAAAGGTCCGGGACGGGATCGTCGGCAAGGTCATTTATTCGGCGATCGCCATCAGTGGCTTTGTGGTGATGACGCGCAACCAAACCCTCTTCTTCGGCCCGACCAATGCAGGGCTGACGCTTCATGCATCCCTCTGCCTGGCTGGAGTACGCCACATGTTCATGGTCACGTATTGGCCGGCGGTGAAGAAGTGGATCTGCTCGAAGCTGAACTGCGAGCACTGCCTTCGTGATCCGCGCTTTGGTGCGCAGCCTGGCCAGGTGGATCGCCGCCGTCGGCCGCGCTGATCCGCGCCACAAATTCAGATGCGTCCGTTTCGTGGCGCGCACGGAGATAGAACATGACCGACATCACTCGCCACCCCCTCATTTTGCAAGCCTATGAGGTCTGCCAGGCAATTGAGGCATGCGGCGCTTCGGTTGAGCTGACAAACGCAGTCTGCAAGGCCAGTGCGCTGATGTCCGATTTGGACAAGTCGATCCCAGACACCCGCACCGGCATGAGCTTCGGTCTGGCGGTTGCCGCGATGAAGCAGGGGAAGCGCGTTGCGCGCCAAGGATGGAACGGCAAGGGCATGTGGCTGAAGCTCGTTCCTGAAGACCTAGCCGAGACAGTTGCCTTTCAGCACGAGGCATTGAAGCCGCTGCCGTGGATCGGCATGAAAACGGCAAATGAGCACTTTGTTCCATGGCTCGCATCGCAGACTGACGTGCTGTCGGATGACTGGACAGTATTTGAATGACGACCATCGCCTACAAAGACGGCGTCATCGCCTATGACTCCCAGATCACCCGTGGTGACGTCATTACGTATGACGACTACGAGAAATGCCTGGAGCGGGAAGGAGTGAAGTTCTTCTGCTCCGGAGCGGTCTCGGATTATCCGCGTCTGGTGGACGTCTACTTCGGCGGCAAGCCAGAGGGCAACATCGACGCCTCAGCCCTCGTACTGGACGGCGACAAGCTGATGATGGTTGCAGTGGATGACGCCAGCGGCCTGTGGAAGGCCCCGGTCATGATGGATCGGCCTTACGCTATTGGCAGCGGTACGCCGTACGCTTTCGCGGCGATGGACATGGGCGCAACGGCTGTTCGGGCGGTGGAGATTGCGGCAAAGCGCGATACCAGCACTGGTGGGACGATTCGGGCAGTCGTTATCGCGGCAGAATAGGGAAGCGAAACGGCGAGGATGATAGGCGAATAAGTGCTATTGAAATGACAGTGCCTGCTCCCCATGTTCGTATTTCTGCCAATAAAGGAGTAGTGAAATGTCTGAGATTGCAAAGGGTGATGTTGTTCAGCTGAAAAGCGGCGGACCAAAAATGACTGTTACCGAAGTGGGCAACTATGGGGGTGGCTGGGGTGCTGGTCCAGAGAACGGCGCTAAGTGTGTTTGGTTCGAAAAGAACAAGGCAGAGGAAAAGGTTTTTGACGTAGCGGTTCTGGTAAAGGCCGAGTGAAGTCATAAATTTGGAGTCAGGGAGCGGGCCTGCATTCTCCTCCCTGACGACTTCAATAAGGATGTAAAAATGACAACCAAGCAACCCGATTGGGAGGCGATTGAACGCGCCTACCGGGCGGGTGCGCTTTCCATCAGAACCATTGCCGAACGCAATGGAATCAGTGACACCGCCATTCGCAAGAAAGCCAAGTCATCCGGATGGGCTCGCGACCTCTCAGAGCAGGTGCGCAAAGAGGTTCGCAACAAGCTGGTTCGCGGTGAGGTTCGCGAAGAGCATTGTGCGAACCCTGAGCGTGATGCTGAGATCGTCGAAGAGGCGGCTGAAGAGGGCGCACGGGTTGTTCGCAGCCACCGGCGCGACATTCGCAAGGCCACGAACCTTGCGAACCTGCTGATGGATGACCTGCTGACCACGATCGGCAAGCGAGAAGAGATCGAAGACTCGATTGAAGCCGAAACTGCGGATGATACGAACGGTATGCGGCGGGCGACGATGCTTTCCGCTGTGGCGCTGCCGAGCAACGCCAAAACCCTGTTTCAACTCTCGTCGGCCATGAAGAACCTCCAGGTGTTGGAGCGCCAAGCCTACAGCCTGGACGAGAAAGAGAAGACCGACGACTCGGAAGACCTCTCCAAGCTGATGGATGAATTATCGAAGGAAGCCTGACGCATGAAGCCCGAGCACCTGAAATTGCTCCGGGACCGGTTCTGGCGACTGAACAACCTCTACTTCATCACCGACAAGAACGGGAAGAAAGTCCGCTTCCGCATGACGCAGGAGCAGATCGACTACTTCCAGGGGATGCACACCCGCAACATCATCCTGAAGGCGCGGCAGCTTGGGTTCACCACCTTGGTCTGCATTGTCCAACTGGATGCTGCCCTGTTCGAGGCGGCGAAGTGCGCACTGATCGCTCACACCTTGAACGACGCCAAGCGATTGTTCCGGGAGAAGGTCAAATACGCTTACGACAATCTGCCCAGCGAGATCAAAGCCGCCAACCCTGCGCGAAACGATGCAGCGGGCGAACTGGTATTCAGCAAGGGCGGGTCGCTTTACGTCTCTACCTCCTTCCGGGGCGGCACGCTGCGTTACCTGCACGTGTCCGAGTTTGGGAAGATCTGCGCCAAGTTCCCGCACAAGGCTCGCGAGATCGTCACTGGCGCATTCGAGGCAGTTGCCGCTGAGTGCTTCGTCACGATTGAGTCGACGGCAGAAGGGCGTGCCGGTTACTTTTTCGATTACTCACAGAGTGCGGAGAAGCAGCAACTTTCTGGTGTTCCGCTCGGCCTGCTGGACTGGAAGTTCTTCTTCTTCAGTTGGTGGCGTAACCCGCTGTATTGGCTTGACC